AACACCGCTTGCGTTAGACCCTGCGCTTCCAGCATTGCTTTCAGAACCTCCCCCACCACCTCCACCTCCTCCAGTAGTTCCTGTAGTACCCGCAACACCAGCTGTACCGTCATTGTTACCCGTAGCTCCTCCTGCTCCTCCTGTTCCCGCACCTGCACCTGTACCTGTACCTCCATTTCCACCCGCTCCTGAGTTAGATAATGACGCACCACCTTCTCGCCCTAAACCACCAACAGCAAGAGTCTGTGCGGTGTATCCTTCGCCACCTTCAAGGGTATACACCCCTACCACAGTTCCTATACGTGCTGTTGTTGAAAATCGCACATCAATTATTGCGGTTCCTGTCATGGTAAAGTCACCATCACAAATGATAGTCGCCGCACCGTTACCTGTGAATTTAAGTGTTGCTCCTGTGGCTATTGAAACCGAGTCATAGTGGTACACAGTTCCTGCATTGAGGGTTGTAGTACCTGTGACAGAAAGTACTCCGCTACTTGCAGGTACTGGACCTGCTGATGTAATTGGAATACCGTAAATGTTGATACCTGAAGCATCTATAACACCATCTGAACCAAGTCTCCATCCTTGCAAACCTTTTGTAAAATTAGCACTTGAAATGCGCCCCTGTTGTAACTGCATATCAGTACGCACGTTGCGGATTGCATCAATAATCTGACCGTCCACGCTTGAAGCAGTCGGTGTTTGATCCGCAGGGAGTTCTTCTTCTATAGTGTAGAGTTTAAATTCGCTCATATTATCCAGCGTTTTGCTCTTCCTCCTTAATGTCGAGTGTCATCGTAATTGGGAACGCTACAGGCAAAGGGTTAGTTCCTGTCCATGCCAGTTCAAGTATTACGTTGTTAAACGCCAGTGTGTCTTTGAGTTCAGTCCCACTGTAGACAATCTTTCGTTTAGAAGGGAAGTTTGTATTGTTGATGGTCGTAAGAGCTTTTGAGGTAGAGCGGTCATCAAAGTACAATGTTGGGATTATGGTTGTGTTTGCGTCTACTGCTCCTGCTAACGGAATCTTTATTTTTCTAATATCAAATTGTGTACCGATATTGAGCATGAAACGTATCTTTGACGCTAACGTAGCTGATGTAGAATACTGATCTATTTGGTTGCCTGTGCCATCAGTTGATGCCATAACCACTTTAGGTGTAATGTTTGAAGACTGTTGAATGTACTTTATTGACGTAGTGAGAGGAGATGTCCCCGCTCCTGAGCCTTTAGCAACACAATGAAGACCTACAGGTAGTCTTGAATCCTTAGAGCCATACGCCCATACCACAGCTCCCGTAGAAGGATTGGTTGAGAACCCTCCCCAGACCACACGGTTTCCAAGTGCGTCTACTGCTCCTTGGAGTGGTGGTAGACCTTCTTCTTGATAGACAACGTCTTGGGTACTTGAACCTCCTTGATAGGTAGACAAACGTACTCCGTTTTGTGCGTTTCCTGTCCACAGGTACACGATACCTCCTACGTTGATTGATGCAGTAGCAAGTGGGTCAGGAAGTGGAATAGGGCCTAAAAAGAAGGACACAGTGTCAGTTGGATCCCAGAGTACAAAGGCTGATTTCCCTTGATTGATAGTTGTGTCGGTGGTGTAGACTCCGATTACCATAACTGAAGAACCATAACTACAAATTGAGGTAGGGTAAAAGCCAAACGGTAGGTCAAGAACATTGTATCCGCTTGGTACTGTAGTTCCATTAGTATCCCCCTCATCAGTTGTTTTCTTTGTGTTAATGCGGTGCAACATTCCTTGTCCATTGATAAAGTCAGCAAAGTAGAGGGAGTTATCTCCGTGTACGTGTGCTACGTGGTTTGGGATAGACACACCTCGCAAGGTTGGGTATGTAGTGTTGGTGAGAGCTACTTGTGTTCCGAGTGTTGCACCTGTCCATACGGTGTTAGTGAGTGTCGGAGAGTTAGAAAGTGGACCGTAACGTGCAACATTAGTTGGGGTAAATATGTAAATATAGTTGTTGTAGTACTCAGCCCATGTAGCTACACTCCCTGTTACGGTTCCTATGACTGTTTCAGATGCGAACGAAGAAGAGTACGAGATGAGTTTTCCATCAGTCGTCACCGCATAGGTAAGCGTATTTTTAGGGTTATTGATGAGTCTAATTACTGCACTGGTCACATTAGCCCCTGAAAACTTGGCATACCCCACAGGTACTGCAAAACCTGATGTTCGTACATCAGTTGAGATAATCGGTAGGTCGGGGTCTATTGCGATACTTGCATTGTATGTGCCGTCACCACCAAAATACTCAGATGCGCTCCATCCTCTGAATATCTGATTGATTGTGACGGTTTTTTCCATGTTAGAGCGTTATGTGAAGATTAGGATTTGTGAGGTTTTCATACTGCCCTGTCCCATCATCCACCACCACGTTAATCTTTGAGCCGTGGTCTGCAACAAGTTGCTGGTAGCCTGTGTTATAGAGTCCTTGATACAGTCCAGCCTTCGTAGGGTTAGGATCTACTGAGGTGAAGTAAGTTTGGAGTGCTTCATACATCGGGAGGGAATCGTGGGGTTCAGGTATCAACGATACTTCGCCAATGGTGTATGTCGCAGAAGCAGCAGCTAGTGCAGTTCCTCCATAGGTTCGAGTAAGTGTCATTGTTGTTGTTGAAGGAACAGTAGCAATTTCGTACCAAAAACCATCTCCTGTAAGCGCAAGGTCGCTCACATTGATGCGGATCATGCGCCCTATCATCGCAGTAGTCCATGTCGTACCGCTTCCAGTGACGGTGGTGACTACTCCTGTTGTTGCTACGGTAGTTATTGTTCCTGTGGTGTAATCAGGTCGTACCAAGTCTTTAGAGATTCTTCGTGCATTGAAAGTAATGACATTAGAAGAGGAAGCTGGAATCGGGTAAAACTCTGCCTGTCCGTCATTGTAGTAGACGTGCGTAACACTGTCTGACGTGACTGTCACTACGTTTAGTGCGTCCCAGTCCACACGGTTGGTGACTTCGGTAGGTGTGTACCTATACGAACCCACAGTGATGTAGCAAGACTGTGGCTTTCGTGTGTACGCAGGGAGTTTGTACGCCTGTTGGTTAGCTACCGTTGTTTTTGTGTACTGTCGCCACAAAAAGTCCCAATCACGGGTAGAGACAATGCGTTTCTCCGATATATTCATCAGGCTGTCAAGGAGCACTAACGTAGCTGATGCACTGTTGTTGCATAAGTCTCCCGCTAAGTTCCTTCGTGATGTATAAGTTTGCATGATTATTGCTTATTTCTCCATTTTTCCTCCAAGTCAAGTACAAATGATTCTCGTAAGTTGAGCTTCTTGTTCTCTTCCTCTATTCGGTATTTGACTTCCTGTAGGTGGTCTTGTTTGGTAACCAAGCTGTAGTACATTTCCTTTGTGTCTGCTACGAGTTTCTGCCACTGTGCAAGTTCTGTTAAGACCTTTTCTCGTCTAACCTCTAGGTCTTTGCAAAACTGTTCAAATTCTTTGAGTTTTTGCAGTTTATCAGGTTCGTAACTCTCTTTTATGGTGTTGAGCTTCTGTGTAATACCTTGATAGTACTCTCGTAAACGGATGTTCGAGTCAATCAAAGCATCGTTTTCGAGCTTTTTCTTGTTTCGTGCATCTGTTGTAGAGAGTAGTTTCATTTATGCGTAGTTTACAGTGATGTCTGACGCTCCTGCAGTTACAATAGTGAGTCCAGTACTAAACTGACAGTCATAGATGTAGGTTCCTTCTACAATTGATGCTTTGAGTATGCCAATCTTTGTACCTGAACCTGCGGTGTTATCGTACACGGTGATTGCTCCTGCTGCGGTTGTCCCGAGGACAATTGAATGAAGATGTCCTGAACCACTCTTTACCACAGTTGTCGTTGCGGTTGCAATGTTGGTGAAGTTGAATGAGGGTACTCCCCCAATAGTTGTTCCTGTTGCCATAGATTATTTCTTCTTACCTTCTTGTAAATCTTCAAATTCTTTTTCGACCTTTTTTACTTTCGGTTCTACCTGCTTGTTTACCTGTAGGGCTTCAAGTGGTGTGATCACTTCGTCTGAGGGGAAACATTGTGCTTCAAGTCCATTACGTAATGGACTATTTGTTGGTTGTCCCATTTCGTTGAGTTCTCGGTCAATAAGGTGTTTTGCAAAGTGGTCTGCTTTGTAGTCTTCAAGAAACATGGTTACACCTGCTTTAAAGGTGTACGGTACTCCGTCCCACTTCCAAGTAAAGTCTGCTGTTGTAAAGTTGTGAAATTGTTTTGCTTCCATAGTGTGTATGCAGAATTGTCGCACCTGCAAGCGTTTATGTTAATTCCCGTAGGGGGTGAAGGACAAGATACATGCGGTCGATTCGTCTGTGAGTGTACCGTGTTCCTATCCTTTACCCCCCAAAGGAGGTGACTTTGTTAGTCGAGTGCTACGTATGTTGGTGTTATCTGAGCTGTGATCGAAGTCTTAGCCACCATTCCCACTGGGAGAAGTGTAGCTGCCATTACTTTCGCTGCACCTGCTGCTGCAGAAGGGACTGCAGAAGCTACTGTACCAACGGTGATGATACCGTCAGCAAGAGCACCTGTGAGTCCACGTGAACAAATCCATCCGAACGATGCTGCTGGGATAGCTCCTACTGCTACACCGATTGGTGTACCTGTAAGCGTAGTTACTGGAGTCTGAATAGCACCAATGTAGAGGTTAGCTACGAGGGAAGCTGTAACAGTTCCTGAAGTTGCTACTTGCACAGTGTCGTCAAGTGTAAGTGTGAGAACTCCTGAGGATGATGCTGCTGGATGACTCTTGATGAGGAGAGCTTGTCCTGCACCAGTTGTTCCTAGCTCAATAACCACCATGCCACCTGCATACTGGTTAGCTGTAGCTGCTGTAGCTCCAAGAGTTACTGAGATTGTTGTTGCCCCGACTGCAACCGCCGCTGTTGGCGTAAGGTTGACGTGGTTTGGCACAATCGCTGGAGACTGGAGCCAGTTACCTGGAATAAGTGCTGCTGCACCTGCCTTTACGTAACGGAATGTACGTCCGTCTGGTGAGAACGCCTTTTCACCAACACCGTGCTGCTGCACAGTGCTGTATGTGTAGAGGTCTTGTGCGGTGATCTGTGGAGTTGGTCCGATTGATGTTGCCATATTTTTTCTTATTAGTTAATAAATTATGCGCTGACTGCTTTCATCACAATAAAGTTGATGACGATTGCGCCTGTTTCTGCGGTACCTGCTGCCACGTTGCCGTTAATAACAGTGAGGCTGAATGAGCCAGCTGCTACTGCGGTAACCACCACATCGGTGTTAAGCGCAACTGAACCTGAACGCATTGAGACTACTACCACGTCACCGATAGCCACTTCGCTGTTTGTTACTACAAACACGGCTGATGCCTCTGCTGCGAGTGAGGTGTTGATGGTTGTAATTGTTCCTGAGAGAGCGTTGATAGTTACTCCTGTAGCTCGGCTAGTGATTTGAGTCACCTCACCACCTCCACGGGAGTAGCCAATCTTAGCCCCTGCAGAAACTGCTGGGTCATAGTTTGATATGTCTAATGCCATATAATGTTACTTAAAAGCTATTAAACACTTGTGATACCTGTGAGCTTACCGTGTCGACGTGGGTTTGCTGAGATCAATTCACCACCGAGGTAGATGTGACCTACAATTGCTGCTGCGTTAGTTGGCTTGATCCAGTCACTCCATGAGAAACCGAGTCCAGTTACATCTGAGTAATCATTACCTTCAATGTCCTGTGAACGGTATGCAATAGGTGAAGTCATAGCCATTGGAAGTGCAAACCAGTCGAGGAAGTCTTCGTTTAGGAAGTACAATACGCCTGAAGTTGCTTTTTCGTCAGCCAAGATTGGGAATCCTTTGTAATAAATTCCTGTAAATCCTGTGCCTCCTACCATTCCTGTTCCTGCTTTGCCCATGTTTCCTCCTGCTTTCATCATTGAAACATCCTTTGCAATTCGTTCTTGTGGTTGCAAAAGTTGTTCATAAAGAGAGAAAACTGCCTCTGAACAGAGTCCGAGAGTAGTCTTCTGTGCTCCTGATGATACTGCGTTGTACAATGTAGACATTTTCGCAAGTGAAAGTGTTCCTGAAGAAGCTGTCACTGTTGAGCGAAGCTGTGGGTTGTACGTAGTGCGTGAAAGTGTTCCGATGGTTGATGCGTTTGTTCCATCGTCTACAATCGCTTCAAGTCCGAGGAAGTCTTTTCCACCGTTACCTGTACCTGTTCCGTAGAACATTGTACCAATGTCATCTGCCATATCCTGAGCTGTTGAAGCAAGCTCTAGTTTAGCAAGGTCAAGTACCTTTTCTTCTGTTGCGTTTGTTGATAGTTCATCAAGTGGAAGTGCTACCGTCATTTGGTAGAATTTTGGTACGAACTCAAGGTTTACTCGGTTGTCTGTTGATGAGGTTGGGAGTGTGTCAAAACCTGCAAATGATGTACCTGTAGTGTTCTTAGCATACTTAACAGGGAACTTCATTCGTTCTCCGTTGAACTTGCTTGCCTTTGAAAGTACTCGTGTTGCAAGAACATTGCTGTTCAATACAAGGTCTACTACTTTTGGTAGTAGGTGTGATTGAGTAGTTGTTGTTACTCGTGTGCCTAATGCTGCCATTTTACTGTTAAATTAAATTTATAAACTGTTCATTGACCGTCCACGTAATTCTGCGGATGTCATATAGTCTCTTTTTGCGGGTTCTCCTTTGGTTGTTGCTTTGGTTGTCGTATCAGCTAACTGTTTACGTGCTTCAGATTTTGCCATATCAGGTTTCCCTTCTAGGGCTTCATAGATTTTGTATCCTGCTTTGAAGTCAAAGTTGTTGTTCTCATCAGTAGGTCGATACTCAAGCATGGTGTTAATGAGTTTGTTGCGGTCAAACGTAAGGCCTTCGCCTTCAAGTTTGCTTATTTCGCTGTCTACCCACTTGTCCCACTTTTGAGACTCTTGTACTGCCTGTACTTCTGCTTCTTTTTGTCTTGCTAAGATACGTGACTCTATCTCCTCAGTACGTGCTTGTTCGTGCTGATTGTACTTTTCCCATGCAATTTGATTTTCTCCGTAGAGTTCTGTAAACCAATCGGGAATCTGCGTGGTGTCCTCATTTTTAATATACGGTTTCTCTTGAAACGCTTTGAGTTCGGCAAGTTCTTGTGCCATCTGCTCTTCACGATCTTTGAGTTCGTTAAGTTCCTGTTCACGTTCTATCCATCGAGGATGTTTGTGGAACGGTACTTCTTCTATAGTTTCTACAGGTAGCGACTCTGTTGGTTCTGCAACCAAGTCTGCAAATGGGTCTGTTCCCTCTTGCTTGACATCCGCTAAGATTTGTTCTAATTCGTTCATAGTGTTGCGCAGACTAGTTATTTAGTGACGATGGTCGAGAAGCGTCAGACTACTTTTAATTCTTTTTTGTCACGTTTTTGCCTATTGGACTGTATTTTTTGTCCCCATACTGAGGCATTGGCCGCTTCACTGGTGTAGGTGGTTTTATAGGTGGTTTAAGAGACTTCGTCATTGCATCAAGCTGTTTTGGTCTTGTGTAGTCTAAGCGTCCTGTAGGGATGGAGAACTTTCCTTTTCCAAATCTGTTTTCAGTAAGCCCTTCGCCTATCTCCTTTTTAAAGGTTCCGATACCTGTCACTCGTTTGAGTGCTCCCATTACTTTTGATTTATTGTTTTTCATTTTATTGGTTTTTTAAACGACCCCTGTGCGTTGATTTGTTCGAGCTTCTGTTGATGTCCTTGTTGTCCCATCTGCGCCTGTTGTTCTTGTTGTAGGGCTTGTTCTTCTTGCATGATTTGGTCTTCAAGCATCATCTCTTGGGCTTGCTGTGCTTGTAGGTCAGGGAAGAGAGCTACAGGGTCACTCATCCATAAGTAGAGATTCTTTGCTGATTCTCTTGGATTAGGAAACTCTAAGCGGTCAAAGAAGGTAATAGGGTCTATACCGTTTTGCGCCCAGAGTTCTAGTGCTTCTCCTCGCTGGCTTGATGGGTCATGGGGAATCATTGAGCCTTCTTTTACTCCAATAGAGAGCTTAGAGGTAAAGTCACTATTGATAAGAGTCAGATACTCTTGTGCTCGTTCTTTCCCTAGAACAGTAGCCGAGTGTGGTTCGTCATAGTAGACGTACATAAGCTGTACAAACCAGTTATATACTTGGTCACTAAACTGCTCTAAGTAGGTTGAAATACCTCCACCAATGCGGTCAGTGTCTTGTCCTCGGATGATCTTCTTACCTCCTACGGTGTCTTCACCAATAGTTCCTTGTGGAGTTGAGCCACGAGTACCGAAGATATTTCGTAGTTCGTTTCGGTAGTCAATCAAGGATTCATACACAAAAGAGGGGAGTGGTGAGCCTGTAAGCTCTACAACAGCGTTCGGTACAGGGCCAGTTGGAACCCAGATAACCCCTCCATTGCGCTTTGCCTTTGCTGCTTTCCCTGCTTGTTCTTCGGTAAATGAATCACCTGAAACTGCAAGTCCACCGTTAGCGTTGTCAGCGTTCTTGTCTATCTGTACAAGTCGCTTGTTAATAAGGTCTTGAATTCCAATGTTTTGTTGTACTAAGTTCGTGTCATCATGTGGGTGTTTACCAAGGTTAAATATGGAAAGGAAGATATACGGCTTCTTGCGGTTCCTAAAGTGGTTATTACCTTTCTTTGGTACTGATTGTTGTAGCGGTTGTCCGTATTCGTCAACAGTATCCACTGTTTCTTCAGTATCATAGTTCCAGTTAGGGTTCTTTGTTTTTGCTAGTACTTCGTCATCAAGTGTCCAAAAGACATAATCATCAGTAGTCCACATGGTATACGGTACTTTTGTACCCATACGGTCTTTTACCTTTAGGGAAATGAGGTCTTTTTGCTTTGGGAAACGCAATACAAGGTTGGAAGCCATGTCTTCAAGCATTTCACCTACGTAGTAACCCGTGTATTCTCCCTTTTCTATGGTTGCAGAGGGGTCTACGATGAGTTTTTGAGGACGTATAGCTACACAGGTGATGTCATTCTCCTTCATTGACCATCCTACTTTCATTACACCAAGCATGTATAACGCCCAGAAGCGAGCTACTTGTTTCAGTTGGAGGTTAAATGAAAGAATATCAGCTTGATAGACAAGCATTTTGCGTACCTTATCTGCAAGTGCATTGCCTTCTTCTGAATTATCACTCTCCACAAGAGGGTCAGCTTTTGGACGTGTCGCAATAGGTAAAAAGGTTTCTAGTGATTCAAAGATGAGGTTATCTACCATTGGACGAGCGTCTTTAGACGAAGAAAACTGCTGTCCAAGCCAGTATTGTTCATTTTCCGTCTGCATCTTTTCGATAGTAGGCTGGAATTGCATCCAGTTTTTTGTCCAATCACGCTTGAGTTCTATAAGTTCAGCGTCACTCATGTCTAAAGTGAGTTCTGGCAAGAGGTCAGATTCAGGAATTTCATCAGTTCCATGAACCTTGTTTAAGTCGTTTGCAAGTGAGAAGAATCCGTCTAGGAGACCCATAATATGTTGTTATGTATAGCAAAAAGAGCACACACAGTTAAGCGTATGCCCTTCCATTGTTTGGATTGAGCGTCTCGTCTCTCTAAGTATAAAGTATGTCCTTTATGTATGCAAGCGTTTGAACGTCTTTATATTCACATCTATGTCACATAATGTACCATTAGCATCAAAGTTTAAGACTGCCTTCCCGTTACGGACATTGAATACTCCTGCGGTGTTAAGGACAGTAAATGTCTCATAGTTCTTTTGGAACTCTAAGAACAAGAGCGCATCTGTGTCAGTAATATCAATTATCATCTTTTTCAGGGTACACAAACCGTGGCTTCCACGGCATAGTGTCATCAGGTAAAAGGCTTGTAGAAAGTTTGTACTCGTTGGGTTCTCCTGTGAATATCTTGCCTCCATCATTACGAAATCTGTCCATGCCCACTCTCCAATAAAGCGCAGCGTGTGCGAAGTGATCCATACCATTACTTGTTTCCCAGACGCTCTGTGGTACGCCTAGTTTGTCTACCGTAGTTACCTTGTATAGCGTTGCGAAATGGCTCTCAAACTCTTGCCAATCATCTTGTGTGCCTTGTAGTGGAATTTTCTTATTGGCAAAGTCATCAATGAGCATCTGCATCGTTCTATTGCGGTCTACTGTTACGTTGCCCGCTTCTTCGTTCTTGCCCCACCTAATGAGCTGGAATGTCTTTCTATCACGAGCGTAGTGGCACAGGAACACACGCCCTGGGAACTCTTCTCGTAGCTTTCTTGGCTCGGTAAGGTCGGGGAGTGCGTCAATAACGGCAACAGACCGTTCATACTGACGTAGGTAGCCTCTGATAGTGTCCCATGTGGGTGTGATACCTGCATAGAAGATTCCATCTTTGTTACCAAGGACAAAATGCTTTTTAAGTCCACTATCACAGCCGATAACAACTCTCTCTTGGCTGTTAATATCAGTGGTGCAGTTTCGGTAAATGATGTCTGGAGTGACTTGATTACCCTCTCCAACGTAGGGTAGTCCAAGCACAAAGTTTGCAAAGTACTCTGCTGATTTTGTTTCGTGGTAGTTGATTATTTCTTTAGCGGTGATCCATGGAGCCATGAGAAGACTAATCCAATAGCCACTATATTCCCTATCCTTATACTTCTGTATCCATCTTCCTACTCTCCGTTCTTCCTTAGAGAGTTCTTTGTCACAGTGTTTGCACACAAAAACTCCTCTAACACGGTCAATGCTTGCCGGCCACTCCAAGTACTGCTCTTTATTGCAACCGTTACAGCGTATAAACCAGTGGTTTTGTGAGGATTTAGCCCAATAACGAGAGACCCCGTTCCCTTCAACAGATGGATTTGAGAAATGCCACGAGTACTTATACTTTGAATGTTGTAGTCGGGATGCGTATTGTTGGATGACTTCTTGCTTACTCCTATCCTCTTCATCATGAATGTTAAGATCTGAAGATACAGCAATCGCAGCTTTCTCTGTCCACGTGCCACGATAATAAATAATGTTGTCGCCCACTTGCTTCTGTTCAATAGAGTCTTTGTCTTTAACATAATCTAAGAGTACAGGGTTTTGATTGATAATACGGTTTACCTTGCCTCCCACAAAGTCTTTCATGTCGCTACTTGAGGGCATTGTGTAGATGATGTCGAGCCGTCCATGCTTCGCCATCCATAAGGATTTAAGAATAGCCATCGTGCTAAAACCTATCTGTGCTGCTTTATAACATACAAGCTTTGGGCTTTGGTCTTCGTAGATGTCCAATAAGAAAAGGTGATCTCTGAAGTCTATAGGATTACCTGCTTCATTCTTGATGCCATGTTCAAGTATCCAGCTTACAATTGAAATGTCACTGAGGTTCATTCTATAAGCTTTCCTTTTATTTCACTGATAAAGCGTTGCCGTATCGCCTCTAATCCGTCTTTGTCTTCAATGTGAGCATCTACGTTGAGATTTAAGGCCATTGATTTCTCTGCTGCGTATGATCCCTTGAGTTTGTAGGCCATATCGAGTCCATTCTTTATCGCATTAGCATCAGGGATTGTATAAAAAGCCAGCTTACCTTTATCGGATTCTCTAACTGTTATCACATCTATGCCATTTGCGTTTACATGCTCTATAATTTCTTCATCCGACATTGACTTCGGAAACGTAAAATAAGATGTCTGAACTTGTTTGAACAACTTGTTATGATGCTCCGCCAAAAGATCATCTGGTAAGGAGTCTTGGATAGACTTGACAATGTGGGGTTTTGTGAGGTTTTCATACGCCATCGCACGCGCTGTCTGATCCGAGGCTACATCATAGTTTTTCTTCACTGAATCTGTACCATTTCCAGTCTTAATATAGTCCTTAACAAAGCCTTTTTGTTTTTTAGTGAGTACTCTTGCCATAAAATCTTTTGAACGTGTTAGCAGTTGCTCCTGTAGGTTGTGCGGTGTCTCGGGCGTGTTCCTTTAAATATGAAATGTTATCTATGCGTCCTTTCTTGTCTTGTTTGGTTATGAGTTTCTTTTTGCACTCTGTACATACTTCTACAGTTGCGTGTGTGGTGCTTTGAACTATTGCGTAGTTGTGTATGTGCATAGTACGTCTTCTTCTTTTATAAATGAGTATTCTTTTCCATCTAGTTCTATAGCGTCAGATGAGTAGGACTTGAAGAGTATTGTATCACCTTCTTGTAGTGTGGAGATACAGTCGGGGCCGAGTTTTAAGATAGTGGCTTTTTCTAGTTTTTGATCTTCGTTGCGTGACAAGATAATCCCAGAACTTGTGACTGTTTCTGCCTTCTGTATGTCGATAAGTATTTTATCAAATAAGGGGTTCATTCTGTTTTTAAGTTATCTATCCAGTCTTCTACTTCTTCTTGGTGGGGTTCTATGATACTTCCTTTACGCTTGAGATTAGATTCTGTTTGTTTGATTGTACGCTCTATGGTGGTGTTAAAACGGGTAAGGAATACTAAGATAAATATACAAAGGGTTATTCCTGTTAAAAGTCCAAACACGTACATCATACCGGTTCCATTACTGGCTTAGGCTTCACAATGTATTCCACCTCCAGGCGAGCTGCTGGTACGATCCTCATGTTGTGCTTCTCATTCACCGCGTCTATGTCTTTCGCGTAAGATTCTATATCTAACTCCTCTTTAGTCTTTTCTGGTGTTGCACCCATATTTTTTGGTTATGCTGTTATGGGAATAACCATACCACATTTTACCCCTTTTTTAGCACCTGTGGATAGCTTTTACAGACCTATTGACAACTACCAAATAGTATTGTTGTGACATGTGACAACTTTTTTCAACTCCAGCGGGATATGTAATATTACTATTATTATTATTATATATATATAATATATAAAAAAGTTGTCATCTTGTCACAAATACGTCTTTCAGCCTCTCCCAGCCTTACTACTAGCCATATAATCCGTGACAACTTTGCCCTAAAGTTGTCACAAGTTGTCACAAGTTGTCATTTTTAGCCCTAAAGTTGTCACTTTTTGCCCTTTTTAGCCCAAAATACAAAAAAACAGCTCTATTGACTTAGTGCTGTTTATATTGTCGTGTCAACTTTCCGTGACAACTTCAAAAAAAGTTGTCACGGATTATGCGGTCTATTTTTTAAAAGTCCAAGTCATATGTCGTCTGAATTTTAGCAGAGTTTGTCACGAAATTATGTCCAGGTTTTAACTTCAAACCAGTGTACCCGCGAGACTCCCTATTCCGACCTTTGGCAATCTTAGAAAATTCACTCAACCTATTAGCTAACAGCTTTTTATTGAACGATTGAATTGACAACCCCTCATTGTACTTCTTAGGAAACTCAGCCACATAAGCCTCCCTCATTTCTTCAAAAGAATATCTCACCTCATCATCATTGACTGGGTTAAAGTGGTCACTCAAAAAAGCACTAAAATCATCAGAGCTAAGATTATATTCATTCTTACGATCCAGCTCATTCTCAATACCACTTAATTTACCCATCTTATTGTAATCAAATAAGCCCTTAAGCATACGATTGAGTACACCAGATAACTCATTAGCAATAATATTTAGTTTTATATGTCCGTCTTTAATGCCCTCATCTTGAAACGATCTCGTAAATAATATATGTCGATAGCGTCTATACATCCCTGCTGGTATATGGTCTGGCATTTCATTAAGACACATAACCAGCTTTAGTTTATTTGTCACTAGCGTCTTTTTCTGAATCCCCTTACGTTCAACTCTAATTGTTGGCTGGGTTACTAAATTTTGGAAAGTTTCATTTATATCATTGGTCTTAGGATTAGCTTCATCAATAAAACAGAGTGTCTTATCAACCAATTCATCACCTGTAAACTGATTCTCACCACCAAGACGACTTAAACTGGTAGCTACGGCCTTGTCACCAAGTACTTTCATCCATATTTCAGGAACCATAGATTTACCAGAACCAGGACGACCCTCAAAAATGAGCATCTCTTCAGCTTCAATCGTAGAAGTTAAAACGTACCCGCTAAACTGGTCAATAACTCGCACTTGGTCTTTTGGCATCCTGGACTCAATATCTAAAAAAGCATCATATAGTGGACATTCTGCTTCAGGAAAATAATTAGCAGCACTAACTATTCGACTGAGTCTCTCTGGGGTATGTTCAATAAACTCACGGGTGACTAATTCTAACCAACCGTTCTTGGCATGAAACCAGTTATCAGCAGCATCAAAATCACTATATAATTTACCGCATGTTTTATTTTGCGCGCGGTACTTAGCAACTACTGTCTTAGCAGTACCTTCGGTTGCTTCACCATCAAGCCCATCAGTTATCATCAGGTTAATAACTATAGAAAGAACGCTACTAAGCGTAAGTTCATCATATACTCCATTCTCAGTATTGTAGTTCCAGTAAGTTTTATCATCACCAAACTCATATAATAAATGTGGATTTAAGTGTGAAAACCATTGGTAGAAGTTAATTACATACCCCTTGCGTAGAGCGCTCAGGTTAGCTTTGCGGGTTTTGTCATCATCTTCATCATCTTCATCTCTATATTTAAAATAAGCAGTACGTGATGGGCACGGATCTAATTCTTTAACCCCCTCTATTCCTAGTTCTGCGAGCTGCTCATTTAATTTATTAAGTTGTGACATTCGATAATTGTAGCATGAGGGTAGCATGAAGAATTATACACAGACAAATATGTTTGTGGGTAACCTTTCGTTCACCATGTGCTATACTCTTTTCGTATGAAACAGTATTTATATCCCAAAAGAGACGAGATTATTAGAGCTTTAGGACAACAGGATTACTCCCTACAGGACATAGCAAGCATGTTCAACCTATCCAAGACAGCTATTCACAAGATTATTAAAGCAACCGAGATAGGATGGAAAAGCCCTTGGAGTAAGACTAAGTGATATGAAACAATCAAGAGCGCTGGAAATCCTAACAGGAACGACTAGAAACGTATTATTGACTGGCAAGCCTGGAGCTGGTAAGTCATTTCTGACTAATAAGTATATCGAACACTTGCTGGATAACACCACTAAGTCTATTGAGGTATGCGCGTCCACTGGTATCGCGGCCCTGAACATCAAAGGCAAGACCTTACACTCGTTTATTGGGATTAGAAATGAGGATGTTACTGATGAAGATATCCAAGATATTATTAGCAACCAATACACCCAGCGTAGAATCAAGTACACTCAAGTACTGATTATTGATGAGGTGTCCATGATATCAAGTAAGTTGCTGGATCTTACGGACATTATCTGTAAGCACATTCGTGGTAGTAGCGCTCCGTTTGGTGGCATTAGAGTAATCTTGGTAGGAGACTTCTTTCAGCTACCGCCAGTCAAAGGTGAGTTTGCTTTTAAGTCGAACGTCTGGGAGTCTGCTGATTTTGCTGTCTGTTATCTCAGTGAGCAGCACCGCAGTAACGATGATGTATTTAACGACATCTTGTCGGGTATTCGGACTGGACATATCACTGATGAACACCGAGCGTTGCTGAAGTCTCATATTTACGATGAGCTACCGGCTGATATTGGTCTACACGTTCGACTCGATACTCATAACAAGCGTGTGGATGACTTTAATGAGCTTAGGCTGTCTAGGCTCAGTACCCCGCCTAAGACCTACGCCATGACGCATGAGGGGAGTGACGCACAAATAGGGATGCTAAAGAAAATGTGTCAGTCTCCAGACCGTCTAGTACTACGAGAAGGAGCTAGGGTTATATTCACACAGAATGACCTTGAGCAGCGCTGGGTAAACGGAACTATTGGCGAGGTTAAAGAGGTGAGAGACGGCATGGTGGTGGTTGATGTTGATGGTGAGCTAGTGGAGGTTGAACCTAAGAGCTGGGAGCTGGCTACTGGGTACGGCAAGAACAAGAAGGTCAACGCTTGGATTAAGCAACTACCACTACGTCTAGCGTGGGCGATAACGATCCACAAGTCGCAAGGCATGACGCTAAACAAAGCGGTGGTAGATCTATCTCGGGTATTTGAGTGTGGGCAGGCGTATGTAGCGATTAGTCGGCTCCGGTCACTCTCAGGGCTGTACTTTCAGGGTATCTTGACCGAACGTATATTGATGGTAAACACGGAGGTAATGGAGTTCGATAAAATTCTACATGGAAAGTCTGAGACTCTCACTACATGATGCATTGGGTATATTCGCTGATAGCCAATCAGACATAGCCTCAGCGTGTCAGAGTAATATAATGTTCATCATCCGTAGCCACCAACCGGCTAGTCAGTTAGATATAGACAAAGAGTGGACACCGTCTGATATCCACGCTGAGGTAAACCGTCTAGTCATTGAAGAAAAAGTTGCCCCATGTATTCGTGTGATGAACGCGATCACCAGACGGAACACTCCAAACGTGCCGGGACGAATTACCGAGGACATGATTGCCCGTGCGCGCGAGTACCCAGTGGAAGAATTGCTGGAGTTTAAGCGGGGGGTGGCACACTGTCTCTGGCATAACGACACCAACGCAAGTCTGTCTTGGGATAAAAAGCGCAATCGGGTACACTGTTTCCCTTGCGACAAAGATGCGAACTCTATAGATATTATCATGGCTCAGGACTCATGTAGCTTCCCTGTGGCGGTAAAGAAACTCGCTCCATGCTCATAAAAGACCGTAAAGCGTGGGCGAATAAAATCACCACCTACATCCTAGCCAACGAACCAGTCACGCTGGACCAACTCGAAGCTCGCGCTAAGCCTCACTCATGGTATTCAATAAATGAGTTCGATGCTGTTTTAATGCTGTTAAAAAAAGATACTCGGATTTCAGCTACTCTGACCACCACTGGAATTATTTATAAAAAGAAAAAGATATATGTATCACCTTTACTAGCCGAGAGAGAGCGTGTACAGAAGTCGCTTAACGACAACTACCCTAGAAACGTTGTAGACTTCGATGCGTGTCCGTTTAAGGTATGTATGTGTGCGATTTGGCGCACTGAGGACGATGATATTTACGACCCCCTCAAACACGGGCATAGAAAAGATTGTGACTCTATTAGATTTAAGGATTTATATAATGAGCAATACAAACACCTTAGAAAACAAAGTCCAGTTAGCGATATTGAAGTGGCTCAAAGCCAAGGACTACTACTGTTGGAGAAACTCTAATTTAACTCGAAAGATTAAAGGTAAGTATATCAGCAACCCCTACAGCAAGGCTGGACAAGGCGATATTGTGGTGGTGTTACCTGGAGGTAAGCACTTAGAGATTGAGTGTAAGCGTACTGTTGGTGGTAGGCAGTCAGTAGACCAAGTCATGCACGAAAGGCGTATTAAGTCACTAGGTGGGTACTATCTAGTAGCTAAATCACTGGATGATGTTAAGGCTTTCTTATCCACAGTTGCGTAATTGATTTCAATCAAGTACAATTATGTGACTGAGCAATCAGTATATACGTTAATAAAAGTAAATTAAAAGTTATGTCAAAAGTTAAAACTGAAGCAGTCGCACCGCGTGATTATTCAAAATATGCTAATCAAACCGCCGTTCCTACACAAGTAGAAAAGCGAGTCTTTGACAGTATCAAAGTGTCAGGTCAAGTTGACCGTGACGCTGAAGATAAGCGCCTTCCGGCCAAGGCTGTCATTACTCTGATGTCAGAGCCAAAAGTTGGTGAACGGTTTAAGCAAGAAGATGTAGCCTTGCCGTTTACCGTAGTGCCAATTAAGTTCCGTTGCTACCTAGAAGAAAAAGCCAAGGATGACAAAGGAACCGTCTTGAAGTTTTCAAGTGAGTACAATGGCAATAGGACTGACACTGTTATTGTTGGTACTAAACTTGCCAACGGCAAGACTGAGTTCTCAGCACCAATGACCGTTAGCGATGCTCGAGCTAAGTTTATTGATGATGAGGGTAAGTCACTATTACGTGAAGTAGTCCGAGTCTATGCTCTCTACAAGGGTAAGGTAGTCCGGTTACGTGTTCATGGTAGTGGAGTTTGGGAGTCAACAGACGTACAGAACGGCAAGACACCGGAGTCTCAAATGAAGCACGACACAATCAGTCAGTATCTTTCTAAGTTTGCTGAGACAGATCCGTACTTCTTGTATGAGTTGGAGGTGAACTCGGTGTATCGTGACCACAAGCCAGCAGTTAAGTATTTCCGACCTACGTTTACTAAGAGTACTCGTATTGACGGAGCGACTGAGGATTTAATCTTAGGTAAAGTTGATGGCTCAACCGTTGGTATTCTCGATGATTTAACCAAGTACTTTGGTTTGCTAGACGAAGAGACTAAGAAGTTTATCCCAACAGTAGCAGATGTTGAAGGTGGTGAAGAAAAAGCTGAAGCTGACGATGTCACTACTCACATGGAGGCTGATGAGGATGTTAAAGTTGAAGAAGAAAACTTCTAATTATATAGAGCTTGCTCTACTTGGGAGGTTTACACCTCTCAGGCTAGGGCTGGCTCAGCTAACACACATATTATGGACTTACACACTGATGGTAGACTCATACTAAGATTTAGCCTTTTTGAAGCGTGGTGGTCAAATCCTCAAAAGGCGATGGAGCGTTACTTCCCAGATGATGCCGAGAACTTCACTAACTCATACATGGCTTTTGGCTCACTGGTGGCTGATGAGTTATGTCTACGCCCAGTACCAGACTGGCTCAGAGGTGTCACTTACTATAGTGAGAACGAGTACCGGCTCATAACTGATGTTGAAGGGTATATGATTCGAGGCACTATAGACAGTTATGATAGCGCAAAGCATAAGTTCCTAGATAACAAGTGTGTCAAAGTCGAACGACTAAAAAACGGTAACTGGTCAGCTCACTCTTGGACTAAAAACAAGGTCTACAAGCACGTACAGTTAGTCTTCTATTCGTTCCTGATTCAACACGTACACGGCAAAATAGACGAAGAGTGCCATATCAACGCCGTACCTTACTACGTTGACGCAAATGGACTATGTAGACGCACCGACTACATCTCATACGACATACCCCGCATTATCACACAGGACGAACGTGACGAGATGAAAGCTAAGATTATTACAACTGCCGCTGAAATTACTCGACTTTTTGCTGAGTATAAAGCCGGCTACCTTAAAATATAAATATGACAAATGAAATCACCCAGTACCAGACCTACTTAGCCAAAGCCGACATTACACCCACGATAGACGTAACTGAATTAGCGACCCTCTCTAAGCGGGCAAGTGAGATTGTAGTTACCGACATTACCAATGAAGCTCAGATGGGAATAGCTAAGGTGATGCGTAAGGAGCTATCAGAAGCTCGTATTGAGATTAGCCGCACAGCCAAATTAGCCCGTGACGAGTTTACTATTATCAACCGAGGAATCCGCGAGGTTGAGTTGGTACTCTTAGGAGAGTTTGAAGCTGAAGAAAACCGGCTGAAGGGCTACGAGACTGAACTCAAAGCCAAGCGCCTAAAAGATGAGCGTACATTGATGCTCCCTGTTCGTAAAGAACGACTAGCAGTTATTGATGTAGTCGTAGCTGACGCTGAGTTGCTTGAGATGGACGATCTGACTTTCAGTAATTTCCTATCCGAAAAACAAGAGGCCGTACTGATTGCAAAAAAGAGAAAAGAAGAAGAGGACGCTAAAATTGCGGCTGCTGCCGAACAAGCTAAGGATGCCGCTGAGGTAGCTGCTAAGGCTGATGCCGCTGAGGTAGCCCGCAAGCACCAAGCAGAACTAGACCGTGTTGAGGCTGACAAAGCTAAAGTCATTGAGGATGCCGCTGAGGTAGCTCGCAAGCATGCCGCTGAGGTAGCCCGCAAGCACCAAGCAGAACTAGACCGTGTTGAGGCTGACAAAGCTAAAGTCATTGAGGATGCCGCTGAGGTAGCCCGCAAGCATGAGGCTGAG